GCTGATGCGTTTTGGGCAGACCTCTGGATGCTCAATACCGATCCTGCCGTCAATGGCACGTCAAAATATGGCGCGACCATCGCCGACGGCAGTAGCCCGCCGAAAGTGCCATCCGCATTCGGCGGTAATGGCACGACGACATACCCCGACGGGAATTGGTGGAACATGGCCGAATGCCTCAGCGCTTATGGCAAACGGCTGCCGACCTATTCCGAGTTCGCTGCCCTTGCTTATGGAACTACCGAGGCCACGTCACGCGGTACGGATCCCGGTACGTGTCAAGTCGATGCCGCCCGCACCTCGCAGCATGTGTTCCAGGCCACGGGGAACTTGTGGACATGGGGCGACGAATTCGGTGGCGGCGCAGCAGCAGCAAGCTGGACAGCGAATACTGGTGGGCGGGGTTCTACTTACCAGATGGAAAACGCCGTGCTGTTTGGGGGCTACTGGGCCAGCGCGTCGAACTCCGGTTCACGTGCCTCGCTCTGGGTCCACTCGCCCACGCTCTCGAGCGGCGACATCGGGGTGCGCGGCGTCTGTGAGGACAAGGAATTGGCATCACCTTCGCTCTGCTGTCGTCACGGCGCAGCAGGCCGGCCTTCTTCCATGTGGTCAGCCATGTTGTCCTGCTTCGGCAAACACCCTTGGGGGTCTGGTAGAGCGCCTAGTAGCCACCGTGTTGTGGCGAACGGCGCGGCCAGCTTTTGCCATGCCTAAGCGACACGATAACCTGATTGAGCGGATTGCCGATATGGGCAACCTGCGCGATGCCTATGTCAAGACGGCGCGAGGCAAGCGCCTGACGTGGGGCTATCTTGAATTCAAGGAGTACGCCGAGAAAAACCTTCGTGACATGCGCGAGCAGTTGCTTGATGGCGCTTGGGTGCAGGGCGAGTACCGGCAATTCACCATTTATGAACCCAAGCCGCGCCTGATTTCTGCGCTGGATTTCAAGGACAGGCTGGCACAGCATGCGCTGGTCAATGTCATCGGGCCGATCTTCGAGGCATCCTTGCTGCCCTACACCTTTGCCTGCCGCGAAGGCATGGGCACGCATGCTGGTGTGCGCCATATTCAGGCCTTGCTGCGCAGCACCCAGGCTACGCACTTCCTCAAGACCGATTACAGCCGGTTCTTCCCGTCGATTGATCGCGCCCGCCTGCATTACCTGATTGAGCGCAAGATCAAATGCGAAAAGACCATGGCTACCATTCGGGGTATGGTGCCCAATACCGGCCACGGCTTGCCGATCGGCAGCCTGACCAGCCAACTGTTCGCCAATGTCTATGGCGGCGTGATCGACCGGTTCATCCACTTCGATCTTGGCGCACGACACTGGGCGCGGTACATGGATGACATCGTGATCCTGTCGTCCAACCCATACGAATTGCGAGACTGGTTTGAGGACATTCAAGAAGTCAGTAAGCAACGGCCGGGCCTTGGCATCAGCAAATGGCAAGTCTCGCCGGTGTCACGCGGCATCAACTTCTTGGGATTTCGCATCTGGCCGCGTCACAAGCTGCTGCGCAAACGCTCCGTCGTCGGCGCCAAGCGCAAGATCAAGCGTTACCTGAAAAACGACGACCACGAATCGCTCGACCGATTCATCGCTTCTTGGCGGGGTCACGCGGCTCACGCCGATACCTGCAACCTGTTCAACCACCTGGAGAATCGCTATGGCATCCACTGTCATCAACACCCGTGAGGATCTCGACGCCATTGCCGGCACCATCGAGCACGACGTTTTCATGGCCACACTGCGCGGCACGCTCTGGCGCCTAGAGAAAGACGACCAGGCCCGCGCATGGCTGGCCATCGAGGACAACAGCACCATCGAACGCTTCGGCTTCACCCGTGCCGATTTTCCCGGCGCCGTGGCGCCTGCCTTGCCTGCCTATGTTCCTCCGCCGTCTGACGTGCCGCAAGCCGTCACCATGCGACAGGCGCGTCTGGCACTGCTGGCGGCCAACATGCTGACCACCGTGAATACGGCCATTGCTGCCATGCCCGGCGCAGAAGGCGAAGCGGCCCGCATCGAGTGGGAGTATGCGCAGGAAGTGCGCCGCGATTCTGCGCTGGTGCAGTCGCTGATTCCTGCGCTTGGCATGAATGACGCCGCCCTCGATGCGCTTTTCACCGCTGCCGCTGCGCTGTGATGGACTACGCTCTTTACGTCCTCGCTTTCTTGTGGGCATTCTGGGCCATGTACGTACCATCACGGTGATGGGGGATACTGACGAAATCCTGTGGGTGCTGGCGGATAACACGCCGGCCATGGTGGGCAAGACTGAACTGAAGGAAGCCCTCCGCTTGGCGGGGCAGGCTCAGACGGCTGTGTGGGTGAAGCCTTACCAGCCAGCCTAGCATCACGCCAGTTTGCCGTAAGTGCGCCATCGGTGGCAGGGATTACCCTCGCCGATGGCGCTTTCTTTTGTGGCGCCGATTTTCGAGAGGCTGCCATGATTCGTTACCTGTTCCTGCTCTGCATCTACATCCCGTTCTACTTGTTGGCGATGCTTCTGGCGCCCGTGCTGCCGCTATTTGCCAGATTGCGCAACGGGCCAATCGACAACGCCAACGGGGAAGGCGTGGAGCCGCGCCTGCCAGCGTGGCTATTCTGGTTCGATACCTCGACAGATAACAGCCTATGGGGCGACCATGGCTGGCGCACAAAACATTGCCCGCGCTATTGGCAGAGCTACATCGGCGAAGTTCTCTGGCTCTGGCGCAATCCGGCCGCTGGCTTCTGCTGGTCGGTGCTATCACGCAAGTCATTACTTGATGACGCCTACACGGTAAGCCATTCCGGCAATGGCCTCAATGTCGATAAGGGGCAGGGCAAGTACGGCTGGTACTTCATTTGCTGCGCCCGCGATGGCGCTTTCTCGCTGCGCTGGTGCAAGCAGGTCGGGCCAAAGGTTCTCAGTTTCGAGGCGGGCTGGTTGCTCGATGTCTATGTCAAGGATGCGCAGTACGCCAAGCAGGCGCCGCTGGCTACCTTCCAGTTTCAACCGCAAATCAAGACGGCCAAAGCATGATTGTCCTGCAAAACATGGGCGGCATCGCCCCGATGATTGCGCCGGCTGGACTTTCCGACCGCCTGGCGCAGACGGCTGAAAACCTTGTTCTCTACAAGGGCGGCGTTACGCCACTGAAGGATGCTGTTACCGTTGCGACGCCGACCAAATCCGGCGTCAAGAAATCCATCTACCGCTTCGGCATCGGCCAGCCTGAAACGCAATACTGGTTCAGCTGGACGACTGACGTGCGCGTGGCGAAGGGGCCAATTGCCAGCGACACGACTGAGCGCACCTATTTCACGGGCGACGGCACACCGAAGAAGACCGACATGACCCTGGCGCTCCAGGGTGGAACCAGCTATCCGGTGGCGGCCTATGAGATGGGCGTGCCAGCGCCGACCATCGCGCCAGTCATTACGACCATCAACGGCAGCGGCCCGGCCACGGTCGAGTCGCGCGCCTACGTCTTCACCAACGTCACCGCCTGGGGTGAAGAGTCAGCGCCATCGCCGGCTGCCATCAGCGCAGCGTCGCCTGGCGTGGTGCCCAAGCTGACCTTTACCGATACCATCCCAAGTGGCCAGTACAACATCACCAAGCGCTACATCTACCGCACGGTTACGTCGAGCGCCGGGACAAACTATTACTGGATAGGCGAGGTGCCCATTGCGACGACCGAGTTTGTCGATCAAGTGCCGGCCACGGGCATCGGCGAGGCGCTGCTGACCCTGGACTGGGATGTTCCTCCGTCCAGCCTGGCGGGCCTGGTGGCGTTGCCATCCGGTGCGCTGTGCGGCTTTTCTGGTAAGCAGGTCTGCTTTTCCGTGCCGAACTTCCCATATGCCTGGCCGGCCAAGTATCGCCTGACGGCCGACTACGAAATTGTCGCGGTAGCGCCGATGGGGCAGGGCGTTGCCGTCCTGACCACGGGCTATCCCTACTTCATCAATACCGGCGAACCGGAATCGGCGCAGATGATTCGCATCGACGAAGAGGCGCCTTGCGTGGCGTCGCGCTCGGTCGTTGTCGTGCAGGGCAACGTGCTGTACGCCTCGCCGAGTGGCCTGGTTAGCCTGGGGCAATCCGGCACCGATGTCGTAACCAAGAAGATGTATGACCGCGAAACGTGGCAGGCGCTGAATCCGGCCAGCCTGTTTGCCGTCAAGCACGATAACAAGTATGTCGCTTTCGACGGCACGGGCGGGTTCATCCTTGACATCGACGGCAACCTGACGCCGCATAAGGTTCCAGCGACGGCCGCCTATGTCGATCCATCCACGGACAACCTGTACCTGGCCAGTGGCGTCTATATCAAGCGGTGGAATAGCGGCGCTCCGCTGACGGCCACATGGAAATCTAAGCTCTTCGTGCTGCCGACGCCGCTCAACTTTTCGTGCTTTCAGGTCAAGGCTAGTAGCTATAACAATCTGACGTTCAAGATGTATGTCGATGGCACCCTGAAATACTCGGTCGCCGTACCCGGCCAAAGCCCGATGCGACTGCCGGGCGGATTCCTTGGGCGGCAGTACGAATTTGAGCTAACCGGGACGGACGAATGGTATCAGTGCGCCATCGCCAATAGCATGACTGAACTGAAGGGCATCTAAGATGGCTGACGCAAAAAGCGCGCTGATTGCGCTCGGCGGATCGACGGAATCAGGCGCCAGTGGATTGCCAAATATCCCTGCTGTGCCGAGCAGTGACGACTCGGCGCTGACCAATATCCTGGCCTCGATGAAGCTATGGATGGAAAAGGCGGCCGGGGAAGGTTTTACCGGATTCGCCTCGAAGGCCGACCTGATTGCCGCGGGTGTTCTGCAGAGCGACCCCAGCGGCGCAGTCAAGCCGGTGGCCATGAACATGGCTGTGCCGCCCGTGCCGACCGGCTTGCTTGCATCGGGCGCCATGACCACGATCCTGGTCACCTGGGATAGCCCGATGTCAGCCTACGGCAACCATGGCTACACGGAGGTATGGGCCGCAGAAACGGATAACTTCTCGTCGGCTGTCCTGGTCGGCCAGGGGGCTGGCTTCATCTTCTCGCATGCGGTCGGCGAGGACTCTACACGCTATTACTGGGTCAGGTTCGTATCGACATCGGGCATCAAGGGGCCGTTCAACTCGGTCAATGGCACGCTGGGCAAGACGGCCAAAGACCCGGCGTTCCTAATGAGCGTGCTGACCGAGGAATATGGCTACGGCAGCGTGGCGCCATTTTTCCAAGTAGATGCGCCGATTACCATCAACGGCGTGGTCATCCCGGCTGGCACGTACATGAAGTCGGCCTTCATCCACGATGCGGCGATTACCAATGCGCAGATTCACGACCTGGCCGCTGACAAGATTACGGCCGGCACCATCGATGCGGCGCGTATTGGTGCCAACTCGATCACGGCTGACAAGATCAACGGCACCAATTTATCTGTGGTCAATGGCACGTTCTCGGGGTCGCTACAGGCAGCGACAGGAACTTTCACGGGCGCCCTATCGGCCGCCACCGGGACGTTTTCCGGGCGACTGACAGCGGGTGTGCTTGACCCCGGCGCATTTGCCGGGCAGACCTATGCTTATGGAACACCGGGGAGCTACACCATTACGGTGCCATCCGGTACGGGGTGGTCTGCCATTAACATGCGTTTTACCCTGCAAGGGGCTGGCGGCGGAGGCGGCGGCGGCGCTGGCTCGGCCAACAGCCTAGCAACATGCTCGGGCGGTGGCGGCGGGGCTGGGTCGTCTGTCACGATCACGCTGGCAAATGTAACGCCCGGGTCAAGTTACACACTCACCGTTGGCGCGGGCGGTTATGGCGCTCCTGTGTCAACGATAGGGCAAACAGGGGGGGCTGGTGGAAATACGTCATTGGCGGGATATGTTGCGTATGGCGGGCAGCCGGGAACTGGCGGAAATCCATACAACCTAACCGCAGGCGCTGGAGGGTCAATCGGCGGCGGGGCTGGCATAACATCGGGCGACATGCCGGGGTATATGCCATGGCGCCCCGGTGGTAGCGGAGGGTCGTCTGCTTTTGGCGGTGGCGGTGGTTCGGATGCGGCAGGCGGTATTGGCGCAGGCGGTGGCGGTGGTTCGGCTGGCGAGGGTGATGTTGATAGAGGCGGGGCGCCGGGCGGCCATGGTTATGCCATCGTTGAGTTTTTTGATCCGAACTCCGTTGTTACCAACGTGCGCTACTCCAACCTGATTACTTGGCTTGACAGCATTGGTCACGGCGCTGTCCCGGCGAACGCGAGGTAAGCATGGCACTCCAACTTGAACAGACACTCTACAACGCCGATGTGGTGCGCTATCACCGGGTCGGTTCGCTTGAGGTCAATGGGTCGATGGTGACGGCGACTCTCGACTCGTTCCGCAATTTTGATCACCGCGCCTTGCCGGTGGCCCCCGTGATTTCGCGCAAGTTTCCGTTTGCCTACACCGGGGAGCCGGGTGGCGCCATCGCGGCAGCCTATGCAGCCATCAAGCAATTGCCCGAGTGGCAGGCGGCGACCGATGTCTGAGCGGCCTGGCCGGTAGCCGCACTGGTGGCGGCGCTTATTCTCGGCGCCATGAATATCGAGCCTATCCACCCCAATCGCGTCGCCCAATTGTGGCCGCAAATCGCCGACCTTCTGGCTTCGGCGCTGGTGACTGGCGGCGGCGAATACAACGCCGACCAGTTGAAGGTCATGCTGGTGCAGGGCCAGCAGGCACTGATTGTCGTTGCCGGGCCGGATGGTGCTATTTCCGGCGCACTGACGGTCGCCTTCGAGAACTACCCGAATGACCGCATTGCCTTCGTGACCAGCGTGGGCGGCAAGATGATTTGCGATGCCGATGCCTGGCAGCAGTTCGAGGACTGGGCGCGCCAGCATGGCGCAACAAAGATTCGCGGCTATGCGCACAAATCCGTTGCGCGGCTGTGGCGCCAAAAGTTCGGCGTCGAACAACGCTATTTGATCGTGGAGAAACCCCTATGAGCCGCTTTATGGACTTTGACCAGCCGATTTTCTTCACGCCGCCGAGCGGCAAGGAAAGCGGCCCGCGCCGACTCTACAAAGGCGGTGGCGGTGGCGGCAGTGGCACGCCGTACTACAGCAACATGGATGCGCTGTACGGCCAGCAGGCGCGTGCGGCAGGCTACATGCTCGACCAGTCGATGCCGTTCATTCCGCAGTACATGGCAAACAGCAACCAGATGGTTGGCGAGGCCATGGATGGTACGCTGGCCAGCAAGTTGAGCCAGACGGCCGGCAACGATGCCGCGGCAGCCAATGGCGCATCGTGGAGCGCAGCTAACCGCAACATGCAGCGGATGGGAGCCAACTTCTCGACCGACCGCATGCTGTCGGAGATGAACAAGAATTCCATCATGGGCGCCGCCAATATGTCGGGTGCGCTCAACCAGGCGACACTTGGCGCCGAGGACATGAAGTGGAACCGGAATGCAGGCGCATTTGGCCAGGCAACCGGCATGAGCAGCGGCGCCATGAGCACACTGGGTTCGGCTGCGGGCGGCTATGGTGCAGCAGGCGCCAACATGATGGCCAATGATTCTGCCAATGCGGCAGGGATGAGTGCCTTTGGGGCGCAGATGGCCAAGGGGATGATGGCCGCTGGTGGGGGCTATATCGATGGTGAAAGCCGGCGCGTACTCGATGGCAAGGGCGCCAAATTGGCCGCTGGCGGCGACCCGTGGGCAGCGTACAAGGCGGCCAATCCGGTCGGCAACACGGCTGGCCAGCGCCGCGGCCCTGGTCTATCCGGTCAGTTGATGATGGTGGCCGGCGGTGCGGCGCCTTATCTGGTCGGCGCTGGCCTGAAATCGGCCATGAAGAGCGATTTTGTGAAGAACAACGTCACGGCGCCCATCAAGAAGGCGGCCGGCGAAGCCTGGGATGGCGCCAAGCAGGCGGCTGGCCAGGCTTACGATGGCGCCAAGAATGCACTAACGGGCCAGGTGGCCAGTGAATCGGCTGGCCAGCAGGCGCTGGCTGCGACGACCACGACGACCGACGCCATGGCGGCGACGCCAGATTACTCGGCTGATTTCTCGAAGGCCTTTGCGGGCCAGGGCAGCGGCCAGGTGGCGGGCGAGGTGGCGACGCAGCAGGCCGGCGAGGCGGTGAAGGATTTTGCCGTGCAGGAAATCGGCAGCGAAGTCGGCCAACAGGCCGGCCAGGCAGTTGTCGAGAGCACGGCCAAAGACCTGGCCACCCTGCTTGCCGAGGCCGGCGTGAATTCCGCGCTGGCGGATGGTGGGGAGGTGCGCGGTCGGCGTGGTCTGCGCCTGGCCATGGGTGGCCTAGCGGGCGCCATGCGCATGCCGAGCGTGTCGAGCCTTGATGCGTCGAGTTCGATGAAAGTATCATCGGCGCCGGTCAAGGTCAGCATGCCATCGACGGCAAAGAGTTCCGGCGTTGCCGCCCAGCAGCAAAAGATGGCTGGCCCGAGTGTCGGCGATGCGAAGACGGGTTACGAGGTGGCCGACAAGGCCAATGATGCAGCAGCCAAATCGGCTGACGCTGCCGACAAAGCCAGTACAGCAGCAACCGCGGCCACGACAGCCGAAACAGCTGCGCAGGCTGGCGACACAGCGGCCACCATTAATACCGCGGTTGATGCGGCAGAGGCGGCCAATGCGGCTGATTCTGCAGCAAATGCGGCGAGCGGAGCATCATCAAGCGCTGTGCCTTACGGCAGCATCATCAAGGCCGGCGCCGACATCCTGAGTGGCGAAGATGCTGGCACGGCGGTCGCTGACGCGGCAGCCTCTTATGCTGGCGCAGAAGCAGGCGCTGCCGTTGGCTCGGTGGTCGGCCCGGTGGGTACGGTTGTTGGTGGTGTGGTCGGCGGGTTGCTCGGCGGCTCGCTGTTTGCCGATGGCGGCGCCGTGCGAACCAAGCGCAGCGGCAAGGCGGGCGGCTACGGCTTGCGCCTGGCCGATGGCGGCACGATTGACCCGTATGCCCACGTCCAGAAAAACGATGAACTGGATATGTGGGATCGCCTGAAGCGCAACGCCCAGCGCGGCCCTGGCGACGACATCCTGCACATGACTGGCATGCACCAGGAGGGCGAACTGAATTCGATGCAGAAGGTCGCTTCTGCTGCTGGCGACCCGATTGGTGTCATGGTATTCAAGGCCAATGGCGGCGAAACCATCGAGCCGGCCCAGCGCGCCGATTACACGCCGGGCGGCGATGTGCAGGGGCCGGGCACGGAAACCAGTGACTCGATTCCGGCCTGGCTGTCCGATGGCGAGATTGTTCATAACGCCGATGCCGTCAAGCTGGCCGGCAAGGATGCGCTGCTCGAAATCAACAATGCCGGGCGCGACGTGCGCGAAGGCAAGGCTTCTCCGCAGGAGGCCAAGCAGCAGATCGGCCAGGTGATGATGCAGCGCGGTCGTCAGCTGGCGGGTCAATCGGTCAAGCTGGCCGATGGCGGAGATGCCGAGCGCCTGATGCGTGAAATGGAAGCCAAGTATGGCGTTTCCGGCAAATCGGCAGCGCAGGAGCAGGCGCCGCAGCAACAGGCGCAACAGAAGGTCGTCGAGCAGCCGAAGCAGGAGAGCGCAGCCGAGCGCCTGCGCCGCTTCGCCACGGGCAACCTGGATGGCCGCATGAAGTCGCTGGGCCTGAAAAACGGCGGCTGCGCCGTGAAGCTGGCGGGCGGCGGCTTCCTGGGTGGCAACCTGGGTATTGCCCTGGGCGCTGGCGTCAATCAGTGGAATCGCATGGAGCAGATGGACATGCAGCGCGAAGCCCTGGAGATGCAGAAGGCCAATGCCGAGCGCACGGCACAGGAATTCCAGTGGAAGAGCGCCGACCGCCAGAAGAAGGATGAACTGAATGCCTCGATGGCTGACATCGCCGGCCAGGCCGAGCGCGGCGACGTGGAAGGCTACATCGCCGACAAGGAAGGCGAGGCCCGCAAGGCAGCAGCCAAGAGCGGCAACACCTGGGCCGGCCCGCTGACCGACGAACAGCGTGCCGTGATTGCCTCGACCAAAGGCATCGCCAAAGTGTCGCCGTACATGAGCTACGACCTCGATATGCAGCGCGCCAACGCTTTCGAGAAGGCGGGCGATGCAAAGATGGCCGCCTCGTTGCGCGAACAGGCGACGCAGCGCGCCGCGGGCGACGCCATGCGCGCCGGCCTGGCCGGTGACTGGCGTACCTTCGGCAAGCTCTACAACATCTACCCGGATGGCAACACCATCCGCGAGATGCGCGCCTCGAACCAGAAGGACAAGGACGGCAATCCGCTGGTGTCGATCATCGACAATGACGGCAATGAAAGCCTGCAGTCGCAATACGATCTGGTGTCGGCCGCCTTGTCGAAACTTAGCCCGACCGCGGCGGCCAATATGCTGGCCAACGACCGCAAGTTGGACGAGCGCATGCGCCAGATTTACGCGCAGAACAATGCCCGCCTGGCACAAATCGAGGCGCGAGCCAGCGCCAGGGGCGACGGTAGCGGCAAGGGGTCGAAGAGCGGCGACATCGATGGCGAGGCCATGGATATTCTTGATCGCAAGAAATTCAACGACGCCTATCTGAACGACGAAGCCAGCAAGGGTCTGGATGGCGACAAGGCGCATTCCTGGGCGCTGCAGCTTTACACGGCCGCCCAGCGCGAGAATGGTGTCGTGCCGTACAAGACGCGCGCTGAAATCGTGCGCATGGCCAAGGATATGGCAGCTGGCAGAAAGGCGCCGGGCGTGCATTTCGATGACGAAACGCTGCAGTTCCGTCATGGCGTCATGGACGAGGGCGGCAATTTCCGGCCGCTCAAGCCGGGCGCAGTGGCGCACAACACCCTCAATACATCGACCAATACGCCGTTCTTTGATGACGCCGGAAAGACCAAAGCCGAGATTGCCGGCCTGACCAAGTTCAGCCGACAAGACCCGGCCGGTTATCGCCAGGCCTTCGAGTTGGCCCAGTCGAAGACGCCGAAGGAACTGGAGGCAATTGCCCAGCAGAATCCGGCCTACGCCAAGTATGCCAACGCAGCCCGCCTGATCCAGCTGTATCCGCCGAAACCGGCTGCCGCACCGACAAGGCAAGGTGGCAATGAGCCGCAGCGCGATTACTTCGGCCCGCTGGATAGCGCAAAGCTGTGGCAGCTGGAGAAGATCGAGCAGCAGGGCGTTTTGCGGGCCGACCAGAAGCGCGAACTGGAGCGCCTGCGCGAACTGAAGAGGAACGGCGGCACGCCATGGTACAAGGGGCAGGCCAGCGCCGAGGATTCAACCTCGTAAGCAAGCTGGCTCCACTGGTGGCGCACCCGACAATCGTCCGGTGCGCCATTTTTATTTCTAGGTCGAATCCATGCCGCTAGACGACAAAGTATTTTCCAGCCTCATGTCCGGTACGCCGGTCGCCGATGCTCCTGCTCCCGATATGGCTGGCAATGCCATCACCGACATCATTCGCGGCGCCGCCGAGCGCCACGGCGTTGATCCTGATGTGATGCTACGCCTGGCGCAGCGCGAGTCGAGCCTGAACCCGAGCGCCAAGAACACGAAGAGTTCGGCTGGTGGCCTGTTCCAGTTCATTGACGGCACCTGGAACCAGTATGGTCGCGGCGACAAATTCGACCCGGCTGCCAATGCCGATGCCGCGGCGCGCATGATGCGCGACAACCTTGACCGCTTCGGCGGCAACTACGATGCGGCCCTGGCGGCGCACCATGTCGGGCCGGGCAAGGCACTCGCAGCCCTGCGCGATCCCGGTATCGGCGATGTCGATGTCTCGACGCAGAAGTGGCTGGCACAGATCAAGGGCGACCGCCAGCTGCGCGAGGACTTCAAGGCGCAACGCCAGGCCGGCGCACTGGGTGATGATCGTGTCGAATACCGCCCTGACTTTGCTGGCACGGTGTCACCCAATATCGGCAGCCGCTCGGCCCTGGAGGCGCTGGGCGATACCGGTGCCGCAGCGCTGAAAGGGGTTGGCAACCTGGGGGAGTCGGTTGGCGGCCTGTACGGCCTGGCGACCGGCGACGTTGATCCCAATGTCGTGCAGATGGGCGGCAAGGCGCTGGCTGATTTTGCCGAGTCGCTGAAATCCGATTTCATCAAGAACAAGGAGAAGGTCAGCCAGCAGCAGATTGCCAACGCTGACGGCATGCTGAACCAGTTTGCCACGGCGGCCTGGAACAACCTGTCTGACCCCGCCCTGTTAGTCAATACCTTTGCCGAGCAGGCGGCCAACTTCATCCCCGGCATGGCCGCGGGCCGCATTGCCAAAGGCCTGATTGCCAGCCTGGGTGGCGCCACATCGGCCGCGGCATTCGAGGCCGCAAGCACCGCCGAAAAGGCGATGATGATCAAGCGCCTGACCACGGCAGGCCAGGTTGGCACTGGCGTATCGGTGGCGACGGGCGCCATCATGCAGGGTGCTGACGCCGGCAACTCGGCTTACCAGCAGGTCATGGCCCGGCCGCAAGCAGAATGGTATGCGCACCCCGAGTATCAGCGCCTGGTCACGACGCTGGGCGTGCAGGGCGCCAAGGAACGCATTGCGCTGCAGGAGGCTCGTTCAGCCTTTGCCAAGTCGGCCGTTGCATCGGCGGGCTTGAACAGCCTGGCACCGGCCCACGCCATCGACAAGATGCTGGTCAATGGCATCAAGGGGCGTGCCCTGTCCGATGCCGAGCGCGCCATTGCCGGCAAGCTGGCCGGCCAGGGTACGCTGCGCACGGCAGCAACCGGTGCAGCCAAGGGGTTTGTCGGCGAAGCGGTATCCGAATCGCTCGATGAAGGCTATGGCCAATACGTCGCCAACCAAGCCGAAGCAGCCATCAACCCGAACAAAGACCTGACCGATGAAGTCGGCGCCAATGCCGGCCTGGGCTTTGCCTTTGGCCCGATGGGTGCCGTGGGCGGCACGTTCGATGCGCTGGGGCGCAAGAAGGCTGCCGAGGAAGCGCTTGCCGCTGCGCCGGCCAACAAGCCGAATTCACCGCTGTCGCGGGCAGCGTCCAAGGCAGGGTTGCCTGCCATCGATCCGCGGGCGCAGCCGGCTATCCTGGGCGAAGCGCCGCGCGGCGAATCGATGGCAGACCGGAGCGGCCCGGCGCCGCTGGAAGGCGAATACATGCCGGCCGATGGCGGCGACAAGCCGCTGCTTGAATCGCCGCAGACGATGACTGATCGCCACGGCAATATCGTGCCGGCCGGCCCGAATTTCACGATGACGGGTGAAGGCGAGTCGCCGACCACGGCCAAGGGCAACCGTGAGCGCCAGGGTGCTGCATCCTATACACTCGGTGCGCCGCGCGCCCAGCTGACCTATCAGGAGCAGAAAGTTGTCAGCGCTGCCGAGGCGGAGTATGAGGCCGCATATGCCGACTTGATCAAGGCCGAGCAGCTGGGGGCCAGCGACCAGATTCTGATGCAAAAGCAGATCGCCGCCCGCCAGGCAGAGGCTCGCCTGCAGGAAATCCATGCCGCCATCGATGGCAATCGCCAGATGGAAACGGCAGCCAAGCGTGATGCGCTGTTGAGCCAGGTGCTCGATGTCATCCCGCCCGACCAGAATCCGAAGCGCGCCTTTGACCGTGCGCTGAAGGCAGCCGGCTTCACGGATACGGTATTCACCGAGGCAGAGAATGCCAAGATTGCCCAGTGGCAGCAGTTGAGTGACAGCTTCCGCGCCGAGCAGGAGCAGGCGGCCAGTGCGCCGAACCAACTGGATGCCGAGGCCTTTGGCATCAAGGCCAAGGCAGAGCCGAAGCCGCAGGGGGAAGCGGGCGCCAGGTTGCGCGAAGTCGAGGCCATGCTGAATGCCGGCATGGTGCGTCGCGGCGACCGTATGGAAGACCCGCGCACTGGCAAGGCGGTGAAGTTGTCGCCGGCACAGATTGCCCGCGCCAAGCACCTGGAAAAGACGGCCGAGCGCGAGCGCGTGATGCCCGCCTATGAGCAGGCGATTGCCCGTCGCACGGCCGAGCTTCAGCGCCTGATTGAAGACCCGAATCACGACGAAGACCAGGCCGTTCGCCTGTCGCGCGCCATTGGTGGGCTGAATGGTATCGTTTCCGCGCTCAAGCGTGGCGCCTCGCTGGACGAAGCCATCGCAGAAACGCTGGGTAACGTGCCGAACGATGTCAAGGCGGCCCTGAAGAACCCGCGCCAGGGCGGCGATGCGGAGCCGGCTGCCGAGGTGGCGCCGGCTGACCCGGTGCGACCGAATCGCGGCGGCGGCAGTGTATTGCCGCCTGCAGAACTGGAGCGCGCCCAGCGCTACGCCGACGATCTGCGCCACATGGCGCCGGATGCTGGATGGGCCGAGATTGGCGGTCGCCTGATTCGTGACAGCAACGACAATGCCGCGTCGCGCACAAAGTGGATTCCACGCGCCGAGTGGTTTGTGGCAGGCATGCTGAACAGCCCGAGCGCATCGGTCGAGGCCGTGCGCAAGGCGATTGCCGGCGAGCCGATGCTGAAGCCTGAGCGCCTGCACGTCATGGGCATGATGGATTGGCTGGATGCGCAGCACTTGAGCGAAGCCGGCCAGGATGCGCTGGGCACACTGGATGCCGCCATTTCAGAAGATTCTGATTTCGGCCTGCCGGATTACAGCGCAGAGACTGCCGCTGTCATTGAGTTAGAATTTGCACAAGGCGCGGTGGATGTGCCGGCCTTCCTTGAAGCAATCGGAGCAAGCGATGAAGAAAGCAATGTCACCCAAGATGAAGCAGGCGCTGGCCAAGCTGGCGGCGCTACCGGAGAGGGAGCGCAAGCAGGTCGCCAAGATGGCCAGGACGCGCCTGGCGCTGGCGGAACTGGGCCGCAATCCGAAGGTTTCGGGCTAACCGGGCAGACCAACGAAGAAGCTGCCGCCGAGCATGCGCGGCAGCAGGCCGGCGAACCGGGTGACATCACCAAGGCGCAGGCCGACAAGGAGCGCGACGCCGTTCCTTTCTCCATGCAGATGCAGAGCCAACCGAAGCCGCAAGGCATGCAGGTTGGTCTTTTCACGGCTGATGGCCGCCCGAGCGTGGCGGCAAAGCAGCCTGAGCAATCAGCTTCGTTTGATTCTGAGTCATGGGACAAAGCAAGGGAAAGCCGGATTAAGGCATCAAAGCAATCCGGTGCAAAGCATCTTGATAATGTTCCTGTGTCGGTCGAATCGATGCGCGGGAAAGAAATCTACTACGTCCATGACCATAAGCAGCGTGGCGTCATTCGCACGGTAGACAACCGCGGCAATGTTTATATTTATTGGTCTGATAAGTATTCAGCAGAGAAAGAGCTTGCCAGCGAATCTATCGAAGATAACAAGGCATGGCTGAAAACTTCCAAGAAATTGCCGTACATGCGCACTGAGCGCAATGGTAAGACCTATGTTTTCCAGTCGTCTATCGGTGCATCTGACCTCAAAGATTACGTTTTAGCCGGTAGCGGTAGCGACCAATCTGCCAAGCCGTTCGATGAAGAAGCCCGCGCTGCAGAGCGCCAGGCGCTGTACGACAAAATCCGTGAAGAGGCCCGCGCCAACCCGCGCCGCACCGAAGAACTGAGCAAGGTCATGCCGGCGTTTGATGCCGAGACTGAGCGGATGCGCAAGGCGGCGAAGGATGGCGCCAAGCCGGCCGAAGCGCAAGACGACAATTCACCCGAGCGCCTGGTTGAGCGCGCCGAAGCGGTCGCCAAGAAGTATGACGACGCCGGCTATCCTGACCACGGCAAAATCATCCGTGCCTCGCTGAAGAATCGCCAGCCGACGCGCGATAACGTCGAGTTTTGGGAATCGTCTTTCGACCGCAACCTGGCCCAGTGGAAGACCATCGAGAAGGCCAACGGCGAAGGCAATGCGCCGGTCGAGCCGAAGCTGCGCACGCGGGCTGACCTGATTGAAACGAAGAACGAAGACCGCGCCTATGACGTGGTGCCGGATGCCGTCACCAATGCCGTGCTCGACAAGCTGAATGGCTACATCAAGCAGCTGTCCGAAAAAGGCCTGCACCTCGACGAAATCGATACCCGCTTCCCGAACGATGTTCAGGTCATCAAGCGCAACGAGAGCGGGCTGCGCGGCCTGTTCAATCGCTACGCCAAGCAGCTGAATGCCATCGCCCGCGGCTACAAGCGCGCCAACGAGGACGGATTTGCCGAGACTGAGGCCGACCTGGCCGACTGGCTTGGCGTTGATGTCAAGAAGCTGCGCGAGCAGGCCGATGTCACCCCTGCCAATGAGGGCGACATCAAGCAAGGCACTGAAAACAAAGGGCCGGAAGTCAAGACGCTGATGACTGATGGCACGTTCAAGCAGTGGCAGCGCTCCGTGCAATCGCTCGGCAAGGTCAATGGCTGGACGCTGTTCAGGGACGACCTGGACGGCGAGCACTATGTCCTGATGACATCCTACAACTCGGTCGGCTTCGACACCGAGCAGGAGGCGCGCAACTGGGCAAAGGACAACAAGGCCGTCAAGGGAGATTTCAACAAGCGCGACGAGGTTGCGGTACGTGAGCGCCTTGAGGAAATGAGCGCTGACGATGTTGTTGCGCTGGCGAAAGCCATGGGCATCACCGGAAAGCACTACGGCACACAGAATATAGGCCTGGCCATTATCGACCAGAAGGCGCCAAAAGAAATCATAGCGGCCATTGATGCGATGGCAGCATCAGAGCCGAACCTGGCTGCTGCCAAGGCGCTGATTCAAGAAGCCAAGGATACGCACGGCGACAAGCGCAAAGAGGCCATCGTGCGCAAGAAGGCACGCGAGCTGGCACAGAAAACGCCGCTCTCCGATGAAAAGACTGTCCTGGCGCTCGACATGGTTTCAACGCGCCTTGGCATGGGCGACGGTGGCACCAAGGCGCTGGAATTCTTGCCGGCTGTCGAGAATGCGCAGAAGCCGGCAGCGACCGCCGAAGATGAGGCGGCTGATGATGGCGAAGCACTGGCCAATGACGGCTATGTGTCTAAAAATCCGCAAAAAACGAACACGTCGCCGGAACCTGTACAGGAAAACGCGAAAACTGAACAGGATTTCAACAAGTACGTTCTGATTTCAGCTGACGACATCAGCAAACTGCGCAAGATTGATGTGGATCGCGTGCTTGAGCAGGGCGCTGTCAAGGAGTTCCGCCAGGCGTTCGCCGACTGGATCAAGGCCAAGCGCCCTGACCTGGCTTCGGAAGTCGATGATGTGATGGCCGACATTGCGCCAGTCAAGACTGAAGAACCGGCTCCGCAGCCATCGCAAAATGGCGAGGAATTCGAGTCGGCCAAGGCGATGTTTGCCGAAGGCATCGACGAACTGATTTCGCTGCTGGGCGGCAAGGCCAACCTGACGCCGGAAGAAGAAACGCGGATTATCCCGATCATCTCGAAGATTCTCCGCGGCGCTGCCGGTATGGGCTTTGCCAAGTTCAAGGATGCGGCACGCAACCTGCTCGACGTGCTGCGCGCCAAGGCGCCGGAACTGGCCGACAAGATCGAGCTAAAGAACCTGCAGGCCGCCTATATCAACATTCATGGCATGGATGTGATGCAGGAAGTCGCGGCCATCAAGAGCCTGGACGACCTGTATGCAGTCGATGCCGATACGCAGGAGCGCATCGAGGCGGCCGAGCAAGGCACGAACCACGACGCCACGCCAGGCCAGAAGGAGGCCGGCAACTACGCCAAGGGCAAATTCCCGTGGAATGGGCTGACCATCTCGGTGGAAACGGCCAAGGGCGAAGACCGTACCGACAAGGAAACGGGTGGTGACAAGTGGCGCGTCACGATGCCGGCCACCTACGGCTACATCCTGGGCACCAAGGGCGCCGATGGCGACCATCTGGATGCCTTCATGGGTGACAAGCCAGATTCCGGCGCCATCTACGTCATCAACCAGACCCAGCCCGACCTGGCCACGTTCGACGAACACAAGGTCATGCTCGGCTACTCGAACGAGGCTGACGCCAAGGCGGATTACCTTGCATCGTTCTCGAACGGCTTTGGAAAGAAGGTCTTTGGCTCGCTCGAAGGCCCGTTCTCGGTTGCCGAGTTCAAGCAGATGCTCGCCGACAAGGAGTTCGAGCGCGCCGAGCCGCTGGATATGGGGCGCCGCCTGGATGACAGCACGCCGCTGTCTGACATCACCGTTACCGTCGAAGCCATCGAGGAAGAAACCGGCCGCACCGTCGAAATGGACGAACAAGCCGATGAAGCCTTGAAGGATGTCGATGACCGTATGAACCTCGCACGGAGCCTGCTCGAATGCCTCGCATCGTAAAGAACAAAGACCTGATTGCCCGCGGCGCCCGCCTGAAAAATGGCGGTGC